TATGAGAAGTACAGCAAAAAAAGTAACACAACACGAAAAAGATTTAAACACACCAATCTTAAAAGGTAGTGATGATTTAGATAAGCCATATGATTTAGCAGACGGAACAACAAATCCTATATCTGGGTTTTTACAAGGTGGTGCAAGAAAAGTATTAAAGGGTTCTTATCCACAAGAAATAAAGAAAAACTTTTTAGAACTTATTGGTGATAGTAGTTTTTTAACTAATCTACAGAAAACTGGCAAAGGCAATATACAATCTGTTAATGGTACAATGGGTAGGCATTTAGGTCATCTTGGTAAAAGCATTACTGCATTAGAAGATATACATCATCAATTTATTATGGGTCGTTCAAAATTTAATAAACAACATAAAGCACCTCGTATTCCTATTACTGGTGTATATATGGGTGGCTCTGGTATAAAAGGTTTGTTTACTGGTAGAAGTGACTTTGATGATTTTCTTCAAAAGGTTTTAGAGTATAGATTTGTAGAGTTAGGTAATAAAGAATTTACTTGGAATGGTGTTAAGTATCGTGGTGATAGGATAAAGAAGCAAGTAAACAGAGATGCATATGAGTCTAGCAAAGATGCACGTATAAGAATATTTGGCACAGAAAAACTACACCCACTACATAGAAAAGCTATAGATGAAATGAATTCTTTTTTTCAAGAAGAAGGCGCTCAAGCTATGGAAGTTGGGTTATTAAATTATAGAGGATTACGAGGTCTTATTGAGTTTAGGTTAAACACAAAAATACCAGAAAGTATAGACTACTGGAAACAAGCTACTGCAAGATGGGAGAAAAAGAACAGAGACAAACTAGCTAAATTGCAAAAACAGTTTGCTGATAAGACACGAGGTCTTACAGATAAACAGATAAAATTTAAAAATAAATTAGAAAAAGATATTAATTATATACAAGCTAGGTTAAAGAACTTTGAACGAGAGTTAGTATCAGAACAAAAAGCTTTAGATGATTTATTAGAAGCAGAAAAAACTATAGCACCACCATTAGAAGAAAATCACTTTGCTAGAATGTATGACCATAGTGCTATTGTAGCAAACAGAGAAGCTTTTACAAAATTAGTAGAAGCTTGGTTTAAAGCTAAGCCTTCTAAGAATATGTTTGATAGCGAGCTTGGTAAATTTGTTGAAGTAAAATTTCGTACTGACCCAAAAGGATTAAGAGAAAGAGCAGAGAAGTTTGTAAAAAAGTTATTAAAAGAAACAGAAGACGAAGAGTTTATTGATAATATGCTACCTCTTAAAACTTCTTTTTTAAATTCAAGACAGTTTGATGCACCGAATTGGTTTAGAGCTAATGTTGGTACAAATGGTAAAGCTGTTCAAGTATCTGACTTTATAAACAAAAGCTATCTTGATGTAGCAAAGACTTACGTAATGCGTATCGGACCCAAGATTGAGTTTGCTAAAATATTCAATGGCAAAAAAGTTCGTCAAGTTATGGACGATATGAAAGATGATATGAAAGACTTTGGTAATACAGACAAAGAAATTACTGATGCTTTAGGTGCTTTTAAATTAAATTACGATAGGCTGGTTGGACAAGTAAAAACAGAACCACATAGATGGGATAATGTAGTTGCAAGCGAAGTAAGAAAATTAGCACAAGTTGTTTATCTTGGTGGCTCTGGTGTAGCATCAATAGCTGATATGGGTAACATTATATTTCAACAAGGATTTAAACCATTTCAAGTTTACTTCAAAGCTTTACAAAGTGCAGATGGATATACAAAAGCTGTAAAAGGAATACTTGGAAGTGGTGAACATCAATATTTAATAAATCAAACACGACAAAGATTTACAGAAGACAATCTTTTACCACAAGGTGCAAGTGGTTACAGAAGATTTACTGATAGAGCAACAGAAGTATTTTATAATGTAAATGGTTTGAAGCCATTAACACAGATATTTAAAACTATATCTGGTTTGTTTGCACAACACGAGATGATTGAAAAATCATTACGTTTTAATAAGCTTACAGATATGGAAAAGTGGGAGCTATCAAGATTTGGTATAGGCAAAAGAGAAGCAGAGATATTAAAGAAGTCTCCACATACAACCTCAAGTGACAAAGCTGTACGTTATATGAATATGGATAACTGGAAACAAAGTATTACTTTAAATTCTGGTGAAGTTGTAACAGCTCGTGAAGCACAAAGAATATGGAGTCAAGCAATCAAAGGCCACCAAAATATTATGGTCTTAACAGCACAAGCTTCAGATAAGTTTTCTTTAGTAGATGGTGTTGTCTATGCAAAGCGACAACCTTTTATGAAAATGTTTCCAAAGTTTTTTAAAACTGATGACTCTGTATCATTGTATAAAATTGTAAATAAGAAAAAAGTTTACGAAAGAGAAATGGTTAGAATCGAAAGTGGTGTTATGGCTTTTCCATTTCAGTTTTGGAATTATGGTTTGGCGGCTCAACAGAAGATTCTTGGTGCAATGCTTGACCCACACAAACCTTTATCAAGAAAAATATATGGTGGTGCATTAATGGTAGGTCTTGGTTATATGATTGCAAAGTCTCGTATGCCAGATGGTATGTGGGATAAGATGCCATTACAAGAAAGATTATTAAAAGGAATACATATGGGTGGTGTAACTGGAATGTACACAGACTTAGCTTATATGCAATCAGCAATGTTTCACGGAATGACAGGATTAAAGTCAAAGGACACAGGAATACCAACAATGTATAATCCAGACTTTGTTGATGCTGTTACTGAACCATTTGGAGCTGGTGTTGGTTTAACAGTTGACACAGGAAGAGCAATAGGAAAGATGGTTGGTGGTGAAGTAAGTAGTGGTTTAGCAGACTTGCCAAAGCCATTTCAATACCTACCAATCTTTAGAGAATACGTTAGAGATATGAATAGATACTTGCGTAATTAACAAAAATATGATTATAAGGATAGTATTATGGCTTTAGATATTAGTGCAGAAACCCCCAGAGTTCAATACACAGTTACTTCTGCTGACTCTACTTTTGATTATGATTTTGAAATATTCCAAGATTCAGACATAAAAGTTTTTGTAGACTCAACATTAAAGACTTTGACAACTCACTATACAGTTAGTGGTGCTGGTACTACTGGTGGTGGTACAGTTACAATGACAAGTGGTAATGCAGTAACAAACGCAACAGTTACATTAGTGCGTGACATAACAATACAAAGAACTACTGACTTCCCAGCTTCAGGTGCATTTCAGGTAGACTCTTTGAATACAGAACTTGATAGAGTTACAGCAGTACAGCAAACCCTTGAAGATAATATTGCACGTTCGCTTAGACTAGCAGATGAAGATGCTACCTCGACTTTAACATTGCCACTAAAAGATGCACGAAAAGGTAGATACCTTGCTTTTAATGCTACAACTGGTAACGCTGAAGCTGGACCAACACAAACAGATGCAACACTCATTGCTACTGTCACTACTGATATTGCTCTACTTGCTGATATACAAGATGGCACAACAGCAACCAACACACTAACAACTCTTTCTCCTAAAGCTACCGAAATAGGATTACTTGGTAACTCAACGACAGTAGCTAATATGGGATTACTTGGAACAAGTGCTGTTATAACCGATATGGGATTATTAGGAACAAGTGCTGTTGTAGAAGATATGGGTTTCTTAGGTACGTCAGCCAATGTAACAGCTATGGGTCATCTTGGTACAAGTGCAAATGTTACTGCAATGGGTAAACTTGGTAATGATGCTACTGTAGCAGATATGGCAATATTGGGTACTGATGATGTTGTTGCTGATATGAATACGTTAGCAACATCTGATATTATTAGTGACCTAAATACTCTTGCAACATCTGATATTGTAACTGATATGAACCTACTTGCTACTTCAGCAAACGTAACTGCAATGGGTCATCTAGGAACTTCAGCTAATGTAACAGCAATGGGATTGTTGGGTACAAGTGCAGTTGTTGAGGATATGGGATTTCTAGGAACTTCAGCAAATGTCACAGCAATGGGTAATTTAGGTACATCTACTGTTGTAGGTCATATGGCTAACTTAAATGCATCTGGTGTAATAACAAACATAGCTAATCTTAATGCTACTGATGTTATAACAAACATTGGAACTGTTGCTAGTAATGTATCAGGAGTAAATAGTTTTGCAGATAGATATAGAATAGCTAGTTCTGCACCAACAAGTTCTTTAGATGTCGGTGATTTATATTTTGATACTTCAGCTAATGAATTAAAAGTTTATAAAGCTAGTGGGTGGGCTTCTGCTGGTTCAACAGTTAATGGTACGTCAGCAAGATTTCATTATGATATTTCTGGAACACCGACAACTGTAACAGGGGCTGATGCTTCTGGAAATACTTTGGGTTATGATGCTGGGTTTATAGATGTTTATGTCAATGGTGTTAGAATGGCTCCAGAAGATATTACAATTACCTCTGGAACTTCAGTAGTTTTTGCTTCTGCTTTAGCAGATGGTGATGATGTAGACATTGTAGCTTTTGGTACATTCTCTGTAGCAAACATTGTATCTACTGGAGCATTGAATACTGGTTCTATTACAAGTGGCTTTGGCAATATAGATACTGGGTCATCAACAATAACTACGACTGGTGCAATTAGTGGTGGAACATTAACTGGCACACTACAAACTGCATCTCAAACAAACATTACAGCAGTTGGTACGTTAACTGGATTAACTACAAGTGGTGCTTTATCAGCAAAAGGTGGAGCAGTATTTAATGAAGATAGTGCAGATGTAGACTTTAGAGTTGAGTCAAACGGAAATGCTAATATGCTATTTGTTGATGGTGGCAATGACGCAGTAGGCATAGGTGTTTCAAACCCAGCAGATTATACTGAACATTCAGATGATTTAGTTGTCGGTGGTTCTTCTGGCAATAGAGGTATTACAATCGTTGGTGCAGATAATGGTTATTCTATTTTAAGTCTTAATCGTTCCACCAATACTTCTACTACACCTAATGGTGCATTAGAATACAACCATACTGATAATCAACTGTTCATCAAAGCCAATGGACTTAATTCCATACAAATTAATAGTGATGGGACAGTACAAAAACCATATCAATCTGCGTTTTCAGTAACGTCAAATCAAATGAATAATTTAGCAATTAATACTACTACCACAATACAGTTTGCTAATGAAATTTTTGACCAAAATGCAGATTTTGACCATACCAATTATACATTTCAAGCACCAGTAACTGGCAAATATATGTTAAATGTAAATTTAAGAATGGATAATGTTGATATAGCTCATATGTATATGTACATGATTTTAGCAACTTCCAATAGAGAATATGAATGGTTACTTGATATATCTGAATACCAGAATGACCTTGATTATTTGCCATTCACTATTAACGTACTAGCAGATATGGACGCAAGTGATACAGCACAAGTAAAGATGCATATTCCAAATGCTGGTACTGCACAATCAGATGTAGTCGGTAGTAACAAAACAACTTTTAGTGGGTTTTTAGCGTGTTAAGGAGAAAATTATGGCAGAAATAACATTAACAATAAAGGTAGATGATACAGACCAAACAGTATTAAAGAATGATTTATTAGACATTGATGCTTGGGTACAATCAGCAATGACAGGGAAAATTAATAATTGTTGGAAACGTATGCAACAGGAATGGACTACAAAGCTAATGAATGACGATAGTTTTTCGGACAGCATACCATCTAACAAAGCAGACTTTGTAACATTAGTTACTAGCCGTTCTGATTATAAAGATAGAAAAGCTAGAGATGAAGCAAGTAAACTACCAGAGTAGGATAAACTATGAGCCTAGCAAGAAACTTATCTAAATTCAAACCATCTAGTAGTGGTCTAATTGAAACGGCTGATATTGCTGATGATGCTGTAACAACTGCCAAAGTAAATGCAGATGCTATAGGAACTACAGAACTTGCAAATGATGTTGCAATAACTACAAGTGGTGCAGTTAGTTTTACTGGAACTGTAGCTGGTACTGCAATGACCCTTTTAAATACAACTACAGCTTCTAACGTAGCAAATGTAACTTTTAGTTCGTCTTTAATAACTGATACATATATGTTTTACCGAATTATGTATAGTGCTGTTCTTCCAGTAACTAATGCTCAAAAACTTTTTCTTTATGCATCAATAGACAATGGTTCTAATTACAATCTTCCAGTTGAACAAATACTTATGTATCACGATTTAAAGTCTGTAAGTGATAATGGTGTTGCTTCAAGTAGTGATACTAATAATCGTTTTAATTTAAACTCTTCAATTGGTAATTCATCAAGCAAAGGAACTAATGGAACTATTGAATTATTAGGTTTAAGAAATGACAATGCATCTTTTAAAGGAGCAGTTTGGGATTCAGTTTGTGGTATTTCAAGTGATAGTGGTCACACTTCTGGTAATGATTATTGGTGGAATGGTGGTGGAAAAATAATAACTGCTTCTAAAGTAAATAATATAAAGTTAGAGTTTGCGAGTGGTAATGTTTCGCAAGGTACATTTAGTTTGTATGGGATAAAATCATAATGAAAAAAATAGTTGATGGTATAGAAATTGAAATGACTTCTGAAGAAGTTACAGCAAGAGAAACAGAAGAAAAAGCAAATCAAGCAAAAGAGCCAGAGCAAAGAATGGCTTGGTTAAGAGATAAAAGAAATATTTTACTAGCCGAAACAGATTGGACACAGAATAGAGATGTTACTCTTTCAAATGATGCAGATTGGAAAACATACAGACAAGCATTACGAGATATTACTAAAACAGAACCAGCAGATATGGCTTTAAGTAATATAACATTCCCAACTAAACCAAGTTATAATTAATGTTTTCCGTATATCCACTATCGACTAAATCTCTATCAGAAACACTTGCTGAAATCAAACGACAAGTTGATGCTGGTGAACTTACAATAGAAGAAGCTGATTAATGACTAAGAAGACTGTTTAATGTATGGACCCTATTACAGCTCTCGCAACTGCCAGTTCGGCATTTCAATTAATAAAAAAAGGATTCCAAGCAGGACGTGACGTGGAATCTATGTATGGAGATATCGGAAAATGGCTTGGAGCTGTGTCTGATGTCAACCACGCAGAGAAGATGTCTAAGAATCCACCTCTGTTTAAGAAATTATTTCTTGGGTCAAGTGTAGAACAAGAAGCAATGGACGCTTTCGCCGCCAAAAAAAAAGCACAAGCAATGGAAGACGAGTTACGAAGTTGGATTAATATGGTTCACGGTCCTAATGCTTGGGCTGAACTACTGAAGATGCAATCGAAAATTAGAAAGCAAAGGCAAGAACAACTGTATGCTCAAGCAGAATTTCGTTCTAAGGTAATGAACATAGTTGGCATTGTATTATTATGTACAGTATTAGGTGGTGCAATAATGTATATTGGATATTTATTTTATTTAAAAAGAACAGGTGACTTATGACAAAGATGACAAAGATAGTAGAAGATTGGACACACGCAATAGATTCTTTTAAGGTTATACCGAGAGCTTTAATACTGTTATATATGTATCTTACTTATAAAACTGTGTTTTGGTATATGGGTTTAGACTCGCCATCTTTAGAACAGAGTGGTATGGTATCTGTATTGACTTCTGCTAATGCAGTTGCTATGGGTTTATTTATGGGTAGGTCTAGTTGATATGGGTCTTAGTTGTTATACTACACGGAACGGAGATTAAAGAGAATGTCTACTTCAATGATTTGGATACGTGTCTTGGATATGCAGAAAAAGTTAGAAGTCAAAACACACACCAGCAAACTGCGTTTTCCAGAGTTTATGTTACGACTTACTGCATACCTCAGAAAAAAGGATAATGAAGACCCAAAGTATTTGAAAGGTAAACAGTAATGTTTAGTGCTATCATAGGTCCAATTAGTTCTCTTGCTGGTACTTGGCTGGAAGGTAAAGTTAGTAAAGCCAAAGCAGAAACAGATATTAAAGTAGCCAAAGCTCAAGCTGAAGCTGAAGTTTATCGTACCTCTGCTACATCTGAGATGCTTAACGAACAAGCATTGACTGCACAAATGGCTGGTAGTTGGAAA